CCAAATAATAGTGCCAAACTCAGGATCACTTAGTTTTTCACCCTGTCGTATATGGAAGTGGTTTAGTATGTCTTGCTTAATAAGTGCAAGGTCATAAAGCACAGTTTCATTGTTTTCAGGATTGACAGTTGATATACCTCTGTAGGCACGACTCTTTACACCATACTGTGTGCTAGTGCCTGTGCCTTGTACTTCGATCTGTTTGTATAACTGTTTTTCTTTTGTGCTCATAATACTATTTACCTTGGGCCTTTAACCTCTTGTTTGAAGGTATCCACTGGAGGTATTGCTTCTGCTTTCGTATTAGTACCTGCAGGTTCTGTTGTAAGACTTGCAAGTGGTGCTAATTTACCATTTGCTATCTGTGCGGCAAAACCTTTACCTAAACTTACACGCTTGGGTGTTTCTACATTTTTAGCCGCATAGCCAACTGCCTTTGCAAACTCATTACCTAAGCTATTAAAATTTGTGCCTGACCAAGTAATGCTTTTGCTGTTGAGATATGCAATGGCTAGTTCTGTTGCAATTTCTGGATCATTAGCAAGATCAGGATTTTCAATAACTTCAGGTTTACCTGCTAATTTTCCGTAACGCTCATAGTTTTCTTTAAATGTTAACTGGATAAGTCCTCTACCACGATACTTGTAGCCTTCATCTTTTTTGTTTCCATAACGTCCGCCGTAAAGTGTGTTACCGATAGCCGCAGGCCCTGCATTAGCAAGACGCTGTGCAAATGCATCTGAACGTACTCTGCTTGGGAAAACTTGACGCAAACGTTTTGCGCTGTAATTTAAGTTCTCACTCTTTGGCTTAAATCCGCACTCACGCTGTACCTGAGCCATTGCCATGCCTAGTGCTTCTGCATTACCAGGTGTTACGCCCGGAGCATTTTTGTTCGGGTCAGCATAGTTTAAACAAGTAGCAGGATCTAGTCCTAGCTTCTTAATTAGTCTGTCTAAGAAATAACGCTGTTGATCATTTACAGCAACAGGCTTTGCAGGTTGTTCTCCTTGAGGACCTGTTTGTCCTGGCACAACTTCTTGCGGTGTATCAACACGTCTACCGTCTATAGTATCATACCTTACGTTTGCCGCATCCCTAAATTGTGTAGTAGTTGCTTGTTCATCTGCAAGTCCAAATATAGGTGGCGAACTTTCTCTTAATGATTCACTAGGTACGCCTGCCCTTGTGTTTTCTGGTGTGAATATAGTTGGATCTAAATGTTCATGTCCTAGCCAAGGTTCGTGTTCCGGCACTCTTGTTGGGAATGGTGCAAGCGGGCTAGATTCTGCTAGTGATGCTTCGCTTGCATCAAGTGCTGATGCGGCTGGTGAACTTGGATTAAGTGCAATAGTAGCACCTGTAACTTGTGCAGCACCAGTGGCGTTTATATCAAGTGTACCACCTTGTGAAAATCTTGTGTTTGTCCCACTCTTGATATCAAGTGTGCTTCCTGCTTTAATTTTGCTTGTAGTTCCTGATACAACATCTAGAGCCGCACTTGTTGTTAACTTACCGTCTCCTGTGACTTTGATATCTAATCCACCGCCTGCAAATATTTTTGCTTCAGCACCAATAAAAATATCACCCTGTCCGCCTGTAGTAATTTTAGTATCTGCACCTGTGATAATATTTGTATCTGCAACAACAGTAGCACTTAGAGTATTGCCTACATTCATATTAACATTTTGTCCTGCGGCAAAGTTAATATCTCTGTCAGCACTAAAGTTAAGATCCATTTCACTGCGTATGCTTATGCTGTCACTGCTGTAGATGTCTATCTTGCCTAAACTTGTAAGTTCAATCCAAGCAGTTCCTCTTGCATTACCAATATAAATCAAATCTTCTGAATTGTGCATTAGGATTTGATGACCTGTACGTGTTCTCAAACGTACTAGTTCATTGTGAGGTATATCAGGAAATCCTTTGTTGTCCTCATCTTCTTCTACACTTACATATTCTGCTTTTGTTGCACTAGCATATCCTGTGCGCAAAATACTAGGATCGCCATCGTCCATTACAAATGTAGATCCGCCTAGTCTGTTGTAATAACGCTGTGTTCCACCTGCTCTTGGATCTCCGTATGTTGCTCTGGGAGCACCTTCTCGTCTATCTTCAGGACCTGGTGTGCTCCATCCAAATACCATGCTAGGTACTTCGCGTCTTGCACTTGAAGTAGTTGTACCTCGTATACTGTCATCAAATAATCCTTGTGTTTGCAAACTAGTCATTGCATCAAGGCTAGCAGGTTTTATAAACTTTGTGGGATTACGTCCTGCACCTGTTTCTAACTTTTTATTGTATTCACCCACAGGATGTGGCTTAGTCGTGTCTGTATCGTTATAAAAGGAACTTGCCATACCAGGTAACATAAAGTTCATGTATTCGTCTTGTACACAACCAATCCAATAACCTCTACTACGATTGCCTTCTGCAAATATTACAAGTACCTGTGTGCCAATGTCAGGTGGTATTGCCCACATGCCATAACTTTTTTGTGTATATTTGTAACCTTCGTTATTTGTTAAACCAGCAAAGGGTGTTACACCGTAAAACGGACTGAGATATTTTACAGTAATAATCTCACCTGTTCCTTGAGCAGAGTTACCACTTTGTACAACTTTCAAAAGTTCTACTTCTAAAGTCCCCATAAATTTAGCATCAAGATGATTAACAACTTTTGCAAGATATGGACCTGGATTTTGCGGTGCATATCCAGCAGGGGTTCTGCTCTGTTCTGCCATTATAAGGTTCCTCTTATACGGTTAATAACTTCTGTTTCTTCTGGTTTAGGTCTGCTACCTGTGCTTCCTTCTTCTGAAGGATCACCGCTTGCATTAGTTTGACTTGCTCCGCCGCCTGTAGGTGTTCCGCCGAACTCTCCCTGATCGCCTACACCATACGGATCTCCGCTTGCATTAGTGCTTTCATTCATGTTGTTTTCTTGTGTTCCGTCTTTAATAGCACTATTGCCGCCTGTTGCTGGTTTTGCTTTTGTATCTGTTTCTTGATTTGGACGTCTTATACATTTAAGTGTTTGTGTAAAAACGCCGCCGCTAAAATTATTAGTAACAAGTAATACTTGATATAATCCACTAAACGCACCCACAGGAGCAGTACCTAGTCCAGGAAATTCCATCCAAGGATCGCCGCTATCTATAGGAGTTCTAAAGTTCATTGTTATATCAACTTCTCCTCTTTGATACTCCATTGTACCATCTGATGTTAGGTTTATAGATGCCGGATCCTGTTGCGCACTATAATTTCCTACACCGCTGTCAGCAATATAGTAAGGATCTCCCATGATCTTAAATTCTATTAGAATCAAATCAGACGTACTATTTACGATTGCTTCATTATACTGTCTTGCAACCTGATTTTCGCTGTGGGTTTCTCCACCTCCACCAGCAGATTGATTAGAATCTCCAGTGGTTTGTATAGTAGGTGATGTACCTGCTTCACTGTTTGCTTCGTTACCTTCTCCTGTGGCAGTAGGTTGGCTTTCGTCTCCTGCTACACTGCTTCCTTGTCCTGCTAGTTTGCTGTCTGCATTTAATTGTCCAAGGTCAGCATTTAATGCCATAAAGAAAGCATAGTTGATATCAATATCAAATTCTAAAATATCTTTATTAAGTCCAGTGTAAATGTAGTTGTATTCTTTGCAAGCCTGTCTTTTAAGTGCAGGATATCCAGGTGTAGCACTGTTTCTATTTGCAACTTTGCTGACATGCACTTTGAAAGGTACTACTTGATAAACATAAACTTTTGGTAGAGAACCTTTTTTGTTGTTTGATCCAGGTTCATCAACAATATAAACATTTGCCTCTACACGGTACCAATCTATCATTCCGTTAGCATCAGGATTGTTTGCATTTTCAGCCAGTTTTCTTCCATACTCACTAAGAATTACAATTTCTTCAATTATGTCTTGTATTTTTGTACCTTGTGCAAAAGTAAATTTTCTACCTTCATCACTGATAGTGAGACTACCTCTACTGAACACACCCGGCTTATCTTTAACTTCTGTAAATTTAGGACGACCAAATGGTACTTCACCGCCATCAGTAAAACTTTTTACAATTTTACTTGCTCCTATAGTGTTAATATTAATTTCATTTTCAGCATTGTCTCTTATCTTTTCACCAAAGTCACTGCGCTTTAATACAAAGCCTTTTACTTTTTGTAATTCTTGTTCTGCTATCTCGAGCATCTCTTCACTCGTAACAGCATCACCAAATGCAAGTTTGATAGCTTTATCTTTTTCTTCGTCTGTAAATTCTCTAATCTCTTCGCCAGCTTGTGATAGAGCACTTTTAGTTGTTGCGCCTTGCGAGAAATCAACTGAACTTAGTAATACGTCATTTACACTTGCAACATCTGCTGGAAAGCTGATTACAAATTGATCGCCTCTACTAACTTGTTTTGCTTCTTCGTTGCGTACTTCTCTATCATTTAAAACTGTTGCTAGACTGCCTGGACCACTTTGTAATAATTCACCTACAGTTGTACCTGACAAACTAATATCTGTTTTTACTTTCTGTACTTCATCTGAAAAGGCAGTTTCATGATAAGGTATTGCCTGAACAGAGTAAGTACTGCCGCCCTCTTGAACATTAAACTGGGTATTGATAAAATTAAGAGGAAATATTCTCCTCGCTTTTGCAGGACGCATATAATTTCCGTTATCGTCAAAACCTGCAAATTCTACACTTAAAACATATGGTGCTCCGATGTAGTTTTCATATCCTGCTTTTTTTGCAGCTAGATTCAATGTTTGTAAAAACATGCCCATACTATAGGGTTCTAGCACTTCAAAGTTTATAGATAGTGCATTCGTTGATCTTGTTTTTTCGTTAGGAGTAATCATTGCTTTGATTTCTACATTGTCAATGAAATACTCTGTACTACCAGCAGTTTCAAATGCTGTTCTAACTTTTTTAGCTCCTGCGCCGCCTCCTGATTTTAAAATTAATATTTCTGGATCTGTAACTCTATAAGTTAAATCAGGATATGCAAGTTCATATGGTGTTAAACAACCTAGTGTAAAAATATAGTTGTAACTAGCAAATGATTCTAATTGATTTTTAAAGGGTAACGTGCCGCCCAATTGATTGATTGAACTGGCCGCTCCGCCTCCGCCAAACAACGAACCTAAACCGCCTGCACCAGGTAATCCTATTAGATCTAACCCACTAGGTAATTTTACTTTACCTGCTATTTGTTGCACTGCTCCATTTACTGCTGCTTGAGCTTGACTCGAAACTCCGGACAAAGTTCCGTTAATATCAATATTACCGGGAGTCTTAAGGTCAGGAACTTTAGACTGTAGTTCGCTTACTGCATTGTCTAAACTAAATCCACCTGCTTTTACTCTGTTTAAAATGTTTTGTGGTTTAAAAGCCATCTATAGTCCTAGTGTTCTAAATAATGATTCGCCTTGCGGCAGGAATATTTCAACTCCCGGCTCCATGTCGTAAATTGGATCTTTTATAATATCCATATTACGCTGTGCAAACACCCACCATAAATTTTTGTCTCCGTACAAATCATAAGCAAGCAAATCAGGACGATAAGCATATTGCGCTTCTATAGCATATCTTACATCGTCCGAATTTTCAGGTACTGGACGGATTTCTAACAAATCAAGATATTGATTATTTCTTAGATTTGTTTTTGCATATGGACTACTATTTCCGTAATTTGCCATTAGATAAATCCTCCAGGACTCCTAGGTCCATTGCCTACAAAATTTGCAAGGCTAAACTGTTCTACTGCTTTTCTTGAATAGACAGGCTGTAGTGTTACCTGTATGTTACTTTGTACTGGAACCCAAGCATTAATTGGACTTGGAACTTGAATATAGTCAACTTCTGATCCTAATTCAACACTAAATTGTGTGATTACACAAGGCACATTGTTAAACATAAAGTCGCCGTAACCTTTTACTTTTACAACCGGTGGAGGTGAACCTTGTTGATCCGTAGCACCGTATGCCATCTTAGTTGCACTACGTAAGAAATGTACTGCCGCAACCCAATATGCTCCTTCTCTAGCATTTTCTACAAAGAAGTCACCAACAATACTAAACTGTTCAACTCTACTATTTTGATAAGCCATAAAAGGATAATTAGTATGTACAGGTTGTATTTGATTATAGTTAGCACTGTGACTAATCAATATTTGTGGAGTATAAGGGAATACTAATCCATTAGTTTCAAACAAAGGTTGCAGATAAGGTGATGCGTCAAAGTTATTTCCACTAGGTAAACTAATACGCACACGCCAATCATATTCGTCACCAACGAATCCAACATCTGTAAATGGAGCAAACCGCTGTATTGGCATACCAAATCCAGGTAGCCCTCTACTACGCAATGCTTTACCAAACAGGCCGCCTGCGGCTTTCAAAGGGTTAGATTTGAAATCGTTAAATGTTTTAGTTAAATTTTGTTTGATGTTGCTTGCACCTACAAGACTTTCAACACTACCTTGAATGTTTCTTGCTTGTGAACGTAGATTACTAGCAACACTTGGAAAATCAATTGACATAATCATACTCCTACACAAGTATTTAGTTGACTTTTTAATGTGCGTATATTATAATACAACTATAAATTTGGAGAAAACATGGCCAGAAGAGTAAATTACTTAAACAACAGAGATATTTTAGCTGAGATACACAAATCAAAAAATACATTTTGTAGCTTTGTAGCAGATGACGATCACAGATTTGATATCATACTACCAAGCATTGATAAGATCAATGTAAGAACCGTTGCAGAAGCAAAACGCAACCAAGCAAAAAGACTAGCACTACACGCATACGAAGCGGCAAAAGACGCAGGACAAAAAGTAAAGCAAGCTGAGTTTGAAATTGACTATCGTAAGATAGACAAGAAAGACGTTGTGTTCCGTATAATGACGTTCGAACACATTCCAGACGAACCCGGACGCAAAAAGAATCCCAAGACAGTAGCAGATACAAAAGTTAAACTAAACTTTCCTCCTTTCCAACACTACAGATTCAACGACAATGATGAACTTGTTTGTGTGGGCAAAAGCCACTGGCAAGGTGGTATGGAAAACGGACACTTTGAACTCAAGCACGGCAAAGCAACAAACAAACTTGCTATGATGTGGATGAAGTTGTGTGACAGATATGCAACACGAGGCAACGTTCGTGGCTACACCTACAACGATGAAATGCGTGGTCAGGCTATCTTACAGTTAGCACAGATTGGTTTGCAGTTTGATGAAAGCAAATCTAACAATCCATTTGCTTACTACACTGCCGCAGTAACAAATAGTTTTGTAAGAGTTATCAATCTAGAGAAGCGCAACCAGAATATAAGAGACGATATCCTTGAAATGAACGATATG